TTATAAAACCCTTTTTGCAAACACATACGGAAATGCGGAAAGTCCTCGGGCATCGGTAGTTTTACCAGTTCGAGGAAGACCATTATTTCCATCAGCGATTGGAGAGCGTATGGAATTACCTGGAGAAGTGCCATTTGTGCTGGCAGACGTAGGAGTGTTTGGTCCAGCCCCCCAATTGATAGCAGTGGTCCCACCAATCGTCGAATTATTGGAGTTTAACCATAATTCATGTGCATGACCCTGAAATCTATCCCTTCTCCGTAATCCACCGATCCAATCACTATCCGAATCCATCACCGCCACAAATCCACGTCCTTGCATCGCAAAGTGTCGAGCTTGATTTGTGACGGTCGTTCCCGGAGTGATATCCGGAAGCCGGTGTTTATAAAACCGAAGTTTAACTCCGGAAAGAGATCCACTTGAATTCGCCGCGACACAGGTAAAACTTATCGTTCTACTTCCGGAAGAAAGTGCCGAAATCGCGAGAGTTGCGTTAGCGGGGACTGCACCGATCGCCTGTTGAAGAGTTCCCGTCATCCAATTCGTAAAGGAACCATGAACGAGGTTATCCTCTACAAGCGCGTCGATCATCTTTTGACAAGCTGTTGTATTCGCAAACGTCACGGTAAGCACGTTGCTCGAAATTGTGTAGCTGATCGCATCGAAATCGATCACATTCGTTCCAAGAGGATCGTATCGAAATGGTTTATTCAACCAATACGAAACGAGATCTGGCATCCCACCGCTTCCCGATGAATTGATTAACTGATCTGGGGACGCCAAACAAAATGCCGGAAAATCCACCGATGCGGAACGGATATCATCCATCCAAAACATCTCGCCAACGAATTTCCTTTCCTGCTTGAACGTCACATCCAAGAAGTTTTTGAAGAAGAGGTAAACTTGATTGATCCCTTTTACAAACTTCAACGGATTATTTATGTCCGGGTTGATTCCTGTGACGATGTCTGAATGAAGATCCGTTACAAGTCCGGTCTTGACCGATGTTGCCTGCTTTGACTCAACGACTTCCCCGTCCTTGATACGGTTTCCTTTCAGCCCGCGCCAAACGCGAAGATCAGCTCCGATGGTGACAGCTCCAGAACCGTTTGTAGTGATGGACCGAAGTGGAATATCACCTGTAACAAGGGAACCCTGCCGACAAATAAACTCGTAGGAATCGTCACGCCAAACGATCGGACCATCGGAAGGAAGGTTTGATGGACTGTCATAAGGAGTTTCTTGAAACTTGTGTCGAACGACGAGAGTAACTGTTACGTTATTAGGTGTAAGGATGTTAGAAGTCGGAGGAACACAAACTCTTTTTCCAGAGTCGTCGTAGGCAATCAAAGTGTCGGTAAGATCAACGTGATTCGCTCCGGTTCCAACAACGATTGTTCCTCCGGAGTCAATACCAGCCCCGTAAGCATCCATATCTCGTTGAATTGTCGCGTTTGATTTCGACTCTTGTTCGTGAATCCAATCTTCCGGAAACACTCTCTTTCCAACAGATGGAAATGTAATACCTGCAAGCTTATCCATTTGTCACCTCGTCATAAGAAGGAAAAGAGATTTCGATCGCTTCGATTTCAGCGTAGAGAATGGAAACGTTCGTTTTTTGGTTACTTTCGATTTGAGAAATCAATTCATTTTTGATTCTCTTACAAGTTCCAGAAAACGATTCGTATTTTGTGGCCTTTGCGGATACAGTATTCGCAAGTTCCGAAATATCATCGTCGGAATCGGATTTTGCCTCACTTACAAGAGCTTTGAGTTGGGTGTTGAGATTGGCTTTTGCTTCAGCAGAAGAATTCAACCACAGATTTGCTTGTTCACGCAATACAGGCCAAGATAGAGGTTCGTGTTTCGGATAACGTGCAAGAACCGTTTCAAGGGCTTTGTCGAATTTGGAATTGATCTGAACGATCTTTTGAAATTTGTAACCCGAAATGGTAAGGAATCCACACTTCAAAAGTTCTAACGTGGTTTTAGGAACGATTCGATCGTTTTCGATTTTTTGATCGGGAGGGATATTTATTAAACCGCGATCGGCTTTCTCGGAGAGAGTTAGTTCTTTTAAAACACCAACTTCAAATTTGAATCCCTCCGGAGGAAATATCGTTCCGCGATGAACTCGTTTCTGTTTTGCTTCCGATACTTCACGGTTGAATAACTCAACGTCAAGATTGATTGAGTTAAATCGTTCGATCGGATATTCTTCAAACGAATCGATTGAGTAGACAAATACCTTTTCCATTTTGCTCCTGATAAGGAGCGACTAGGTAGTAATGGCGCGTTGCGCTCTTTTTATTTAGTAAACTAAAACTTCGCGGACCTTTTCGGATCTGCGAGATTGAAACTTTCCGGTAAGCGTTCCACCCATAACAAACGGATCAAACTCGCCTTGATCTTCCCAAAGTTCGAGAACGTTTCCACCCACGTTTACCGCATCCATTGCTTTACTCAAGCTGTTTCTATCAAAAGAATCGGAAAGTTTCGGAAAGAGGAAACGATACCGATTCAGAATATATTTTCGAGGAAGCATTCTACGATCCAACTCTACACCCATACAAAAACCGGATTTACCTTCTTCGGAAGTATAGATTTTTACGTATGAAATTTGATCAGAGGGAAGAGAGGTCGCATATTGAATTACTTGGCGTTTTGTTGCAACGGTAGGAACTGAGAGTCGGAATAGTTTTGCGAGAAGGAGACGAGTTCGATACGAATCGTCGGATTCACCTGGACGTTTTTCGATTTTGTATCTGACACCCCAAAGAACAAGCCCGATGGTATCCGATGTTTCGAGCCACATCTGACGATACAACCAACTTAGCCGCGACGCCCGTTCCGATAAAATAGAAAGAAGAGCCTTCAAAGCTCGATACCAAAGCGAAGATTCTCCTTTACGTCGGATTAAAGAACGCTGATTTTTCCAAACAATAGAATCAAAATCGAATTGGAAGAAATCAGACATAGACCGTTCCTACAACTTGGAATCCGGAGCCGGGACTTGCCAAAGCACCATCAGGAACATCAACATTTCCGAGAGGATTGAATTCCACATCGATACAACTTGGAAGAGCCTGATACAACGCTTTCAACTGTGCATCTACAAAATCTTGCCCTTCGGAAAGAGAAAGAAAGTATTCATCCTTGATTTGATCAAGAACGGATTGACTCGGAATCTGATCCGCTGAGGAAAATTTAACAGTCACAGTTTTGTTTATAACTGCTTCATTGATGTTCTCTGCGCCAAGATGGGCGACTCCACCGGGATCGTTCTCTTCGGAATTGAAATGATCCTGAACTTGATTCAGTTGAGCGGATGTCAAAGAACCGACGGATCCTTGTAAAAGGATTTTCACCTCACCATCTTTCCCAAGTGCCTTCGCGCTTTTGAAAATTGCTCGTTTTACAAAGGCGAAACTTTCCGCTTCACTGATATACCAAGCCGGAGTCCACATGGAAGAAACGCCTTCGGCGGTTTGGAGTCGGGAACGGACGGAAGTCCGGGTTTCACGGTATTGCCCTTGCTGAATTGGATCAGATTCGAGATTTTTAATGTAGTCGATTCCTTCCGGAGGGCTTTCTATGATTGAAATTGAACCAGGAACGACATTCCCCGCAGGACCGTCGATCATACACTGAACAAAGGCCTCTATGGTAAATTTTCCCTGAGCGTCCGCTGAGATTCCGGCCGGAAGTGTAAGAGAGTCTTTCAAGAAAAATCGAATCTTTTGATCTTCGTTTCCGACTGTAGTGACTACAAGAGACTGAGGGATCTCCCGATCGATGATCGGTTGAGTAGAAGATCCTATTCTAACTTTTATGATTGAAGGAAGAGCTGGCTTCCATTTCATCCCGCGACGAATTAAGTGTTCATGAAGTGCGTCGTCTTCGGCGGTATGAGGGTGAATCGCTTTTTGTATCGAAATGAGATCGGTATCGATAAATGAGAATACCGCGTTGGAAAGTGCGCGGATCAGCGTGAATGTTTTTGATGTTGGGCTGAATGAGTGGTTCTTAAAAACCCCGAAAGCTTTTATACTTTGAAGGTGATCAGCAAGAACCTGATCTTTTGTAACGCTCAGATTCAAGGACCAACTCCCGGAAACGATTCTACAAATTGAATCGTGATCTCACCGAAAGAAGGATCTATTTGAACACGGAGATCGGGATTTGAGGAAACCAGTTGCCACTCTCCGCAACGGGATGGAACAATTGTAACCATTTGCACTCGGAGATCTGGAATTGAATTTACGGAACGAACACGGAGATCGGGATTTGAGGAAACAAGCATGATTCTTCCGTAGAGTTTTTTCCCTTTATATGTGCAGTCGTCGGAAACCGCACTTTCCGAAAAGAGAAAAGTCGGAATCAAAAGTAGAATCAAAATCAATTTCTTCATTGTTTACCTCATCACAAAACTCTGAACCGCTTCTCCGGTTTTAAGGTGAAAACTTACAACAATTCCGTTCTCAGAATTTAGACCTACATCAATCGAGTTGGTGTCAATCATCGGGTGCAAATTCAAAATTCTTTCCGCATCGCGGACTCTGGCCGCTTGATCAATAAACTCCGTCGAATTCTGCGCGGCGCGTTGACGACTATAAATTTCGGGATAGTCCAGATCATCAGCTACAGTCATTTCGAACATTTCACGGATTTCGGAAAGAACGATCCGAACCGAATTCGAATCCGTTTGAAGATCATCGTTCGAATAATCTAAAACAAGATCGCCAAAAGAAACTGGATCGTTTGAAAAATCGATCATCAGGTTCCTGCCTTCGGCTTGCTGGAAACAGCCGGACCAACCGGAGTGTCAGTATAATCCGTAAGATGCGTAGAAAGTCCAACAGAGTTTGGTGTTTCAGCGAACGCAGTTACTTCCATCTTCGCGTCTATCTTTCCGCTCGTTTTGAAGTTTCCTGCTTGTTCCACGTCACCAAGATCGTGAACTTTTTACCATTCAAATCAAGCAAAAATCCAGTTGGAGTGATAGAAACCTGTATTAGATTATTGAAATTTACGAATGCTTGGTCTTTCGAAATATTGATTTCGACGGTATCCGCGATTTTGGTTTTGATTTCATCTAACTTTTCAAACGCGAAAGCTGTGTATCTTTCTGATTTGTTGTTCCGCGCTATGAGTAAACACTTTGAACCTTCTCGTGGAGTCACAGGTTCGGTCCATGTTACATCGTTTCGGAATACGTCGCCGACTTTTATCTTGAGTATCTTGTTCGTTTTGTCCACGGATTCTACAGTTCCGCTTTCCGGCCAATACATCGGAAAACCAAATTTCCACGCTTTTACGATGAGTTCAACTAACGACTTTTTATTCATGGCTGTGGACCTGTATAATCGTTTCTGAATTTGCTTTCGTTCTTAGGTGGTTTTGATCCGGATTTTTTTGGCGGTTCGAAGAAAAATCCAGGCCAGATTTCTTGACGGTATCCGTTCATACCAAAAGTTTTTGTTACTTTTTCGACAAAGGATTTTGCGGTGCGGGAAGGATGATCCAAATCGATCACATGAATAACTTGTGAATGCGTGACGGATGGATATCCAAATGTTAAAAACTTCCCGTTAAAACCGGAACCGCAATGTTCCATAAAGAGTTCTTTCGCTCTTTTTTCCGCGCCCGCTCTATCAAGTCCATCTACCTCAAAAAATCTTTCCTCTCCCGTTCCATAACTCCCTTTATATGTCGTTCCGGTTTTGGGATCTTCACCGCGCACTGTGATTTTGATGTCCTTCTTTTCTCTTGCATTGAGGTCGTCTTGAATAATGTTGAATCCAACCCGAAACACCGGAAATTCTCCGACAGGATCGGGTGATCCGGAAGCAGATGCGTTTTGTGATTTCTGAATCCTTTTGTTCTTCGATTTTTCGAAAAGATTCGTATGAACGAATGCTTTTTGAACAACGAGTTTCCAATCGTGAAAAAATACATCGACACCATACTTCACTTTAAGAATCGATAAAGCAAAACGAGCAGATTTTCCGGCGCATTCAATACTTACAGTTTTCTTTATATCTTCATCTCTTATCAAAATAGAAATATCACTTTTGATCTGTGGATGAATGCAGTCATTCAAGAAGGCAAGAAGTGATTCGTTGCTATAATTACGTGTCATTGTTTTGCGTTGGCAGAAAAAAAACGGATCTACACATTTGATTTCCAGAGGGATGTTTTGACTGACTTCTAAGACATATCCGCAGAACTCAGGAAAAAGGCCATATTGTTTGTAGCCCGCCTTCCATTCAACCTTTGCAAACTTTTGGATAGAATCGGATTTTAAATTACGATATCGAGGAAGTTTAATATTGAGAACATCGGTTGGAATTTCTCTCGATGACTCCATTATGGTTTCGGCAACAAGTGGAAATTTGATTGCGCCAATAATCAGTTCTTGTTCTAAAACAAACATTACATCGATCTCCGTTTTGCGTTTACTAAATCCGATTTCTCGATGAGTGAAGGAACGAAAAGTTCCGAACCGATATTTTCATAGGGTTGAAGATTTTCGTTTGCTTCACGAATCCGTCCTGAAAAATGTTCCGTTCCATAGTAAGACAGACTCAAGGATTCATACGTATCTCCCTCAAGAATTGTATGGTTCGTATCGTCAGTTCGAGGAATAGGAATTTCGATCTGAATTCCAATGGGAAGAGATTTCCAACTTTCTAAATGAGGGTTTGAATCAAAAATGAGTCTCCATATTTCCCATCTCCCGTAAAATCTCGCCGCAAGGCGTTGTAATGTATCGTTGGGTTTGAGAACATAGAAAGCATTCATATCGAAGACTCCACGATCGAGCTTTTTGCTTCCAATGATGCTTGATCTAAATCGATGTCATTGTCGCTTAACATAACAAAAGTTATCGGTTGATTGTATTGGACTTCTGCGTTTGATAATTGAATCGATTTTATTACTACATTCTTAATTCCTAATGCGTTTAATTGAGAATGTGTAATGATTATTGCCTCTGAGTTCTCATATATCCGTTTAATTTCCTTGATTTGTTGAATCATTGTTTTAATCAAAGGATTTGAAGGAGCCGCAAGTAAACCGGCTCCATATACAGCCGCAAGTAATTTGAATTCTACAGTAATCGTCCAATCGTCATGACCTGTTAGTTCCTTTACCGTTCCCGAACCACCAGGAATGGAAGTTAGAACGATGCGTTTTTCTCGACGACTTATGATTTTAGTTCCGGATGGAAATTCAAAGTCGGTAAGTATACCGGGGCTTAATACAAATCGATCGGTATCGCCGGTGATGATCTCCGGAGGGATATAACCGGCGGGAGCAACGGGAGGAGTAATTCCACCGATCATGTAACAGGAACCTCATCGTATCGATCGAGTTCCTCGAAAAGCGCATCGGCCAGAATTTCGCCAATTTGCCGTTTGTTCTCTTTTCCACCTCCGACAACGAGTTGCCCAATTAAACTTCCGATGCTTATTGTCGAACCTTTCTTTCCGGAAAGCATTCCACCACCTTCTTCGTCAGACTCTTCCTTAAGCCTGCGGATAATTCCTTTTTCTGGAGTCAAAGCGTCATTAAAGCGTTGCATAACGGGCTTTATGCGCGGCGTTTCCGTTTCGATACCTGCGGCGAACGTGCTCACTGTTGCTCGTCCGGATCTTGTTAAAGTCGACAATGGTCCTTCCTTTGCGTCGGAATTAGGTAAAGGTTTTCGGATCTTATTTGCCATATCAATAATTGCGTTATACGCTTTGTCTGTATTTGATCTTACTCCGGACGCAAACGTTTCTACCAACGCGACACCAGTGTTTTTCATGGTTCCCCAACCTGAATCAAATCCAGAGGTTACTTCGGTTAACACTGATCCAAGAGTTGTTTTTCTTTGTTTCATTCCCAGTGCGAACGTATCCACAAACGCCGCGCCGCTTCCAGTCAGATTGGACAATGGTCCTTCGTCCGCGTTCGAGTGAGGAAGAAACCGTGCTATCACGCTCATCACGGTATTGACTGTCGTTTTCAAATCGTTGATCGAATCCAAGATCCCAAGTCCGAAAGCATCGAATAAACTCGCACCGGATTCTTTCATACGATTTCGAATGTTTCCAAAAATGTTGCTGATCGCGGACCAAATCAAGCTACCGATTCCGAAAATAGGATTCACAAAAGCTAATATAAGAGCTTCTTTAACTCCATAAGGTAAAGAGTTGAAAGCATCTAAGATTTGAGTTGTAAAACCTATTACGAAACTTTTTAACGTATCCCAATGCGCGATGATCAAAGCCGGAACCGTAATAAGCCACGTAACGGGTAGCGTTATGAGCGCAAGTCCATAGACAAAACCCTTAACCCACGATGGGGAATCGTTCCACATCGATTTGATTTTTGCGCCTGCTGAAACAAATCCGTCCCAAAGTCCAAATAGAAAATTTTTGATCGTAGACCAGTGTTCATGGATCAAAAGCGGAATTCCGATAAACGGAAGAAACCAAGTGATAAGAAGTTTGACAAAACCTCCGAGTCCAGCCCACGTTTCTGTGATCCAAGTCCACGCACCGATAGCCGCCGATTTGATTTCATCCCAGTAGGTTATAAGCAACGCGATACCGACTATCGCGGCGGCAACTCCAATTACAATCCAACCGATCGGATTAGAAACAAGTCCAGCATTCATCGCAACAGTAAACGCGGTCCACGCTCCTTTTAAGACGAAGAACGCTCCAGCTCCGAGAGAAGTGACAGTCGTAAGCATAAGAAAGGTTCCGGCGAACTCCGCAAGTTTCGGGTGCTGTGCCAAAAAATCGTTCATCACGGAAAGCCCATCCGCGAAAAGAGAAACGACTTTTTTGAGGCCGGAATCTTCGACTCCTTTTCCAAGGATTTTTTTGAAGTTTTCCCAACCTTCCGACGCACGTTGCATTTGTGTTGGAAGAGATTCTAAATTCGCTTGCTTCGCTATGTCGAGGAAGTGATAATCTTGGTTTTTACTGAGATCAACGATTGTTTTAATGTCTTTTCCAAGAGCGTCTGTTTTTGGAAGAAGTGTATTGATAAACTGGACGGCCTCGTCGGTTCCAAACGCCTTTTTGATTACGTCGGATTCTTTCAGATCGAGGGAATCTCCGAACTTTTTCTTTATCTCTCCGAGTAAGTCCGCAGTGTTTTTAAGTTTGCCATCGGCTTGATATGCGTTGAGACCGAGTTTTGAAAATCCCTCACCAAGGTTCGTTAAGAATGCTCGGAACGTGGTTCCGGCTGGACCCGGTTGCATCGAGTTGAGAAGAGTTCCGAGGACCGCGCTCTGTTCTTCTAAACTGATTTTTAACGAAGCCGCTTTGGAACCGATCGACTCCATCGCTTGTTGAATGGAGTTTCCATCGGCACGATAAACGTTCGATGCCCAAGCGATGTCGTTTGCCAAGTTCTTTCCGAACTGAACGTTGTCCATATCGGAATAGAGGTGTTTGAATTGATGATACGCCATCCCGAAAAGCTTCGAGAGTTCTCCGAAATTTCCTTTCGTTGCGATCGTCGTATCAAGAATCGACTGCGTAAATCCTACAAGCTCCGTTCCATTCAGATCGGAAACCGCAGATTTAATGTCATAAACTCCGGAGAGAATCGAGTCTGTCGACTCACCCAAGGCAGAAGACATTAAATATGCGGATTTTGTTATATTATCAACTTCTTTTGAAGTGAGCCCGAGGGACTTGAGATTTCCCTCAAGTTTTGAGGTCTCCATTCGGGAATTCACAAGGCTCATCGTAAGAGAACCTACCGCAAAACCAACTCCAAGAAGAGCACCGCCCATTTTCATGTTGCTGATTGCGCCCTCCATTTTCAAAACTTCGGCATGACCTTCACCGAGCTTCTTTTTCATGGCGTCCCACTTATCGTTGATCTCGTCTAGTTTGTTAGAAGCTAAGTCGCGTAGAGTAATCACTACTCCAAGTTCAAATATTGAGCTATCCATGATCTCTACCTCCTTTTTTAATCTCCGCTAAACGCTTTTACGATGGCCTTTACCATCAAATTGATTTCAATTTCCCGAACGAATTCCAACTCCGCCGCCAGTTGAATTTCGTATTCTTCTCGTTCGTCTCCATCCTCAGGATATTCAATCTTACGTCCGGGGAAGTAATACATTAGAAGAACTTCTAATGTGCCATTCCCCTGACGAAGTTCGCGGAGACGATTCGTTATAGCTTTTTTGCAGTTATCTCTTGGGTGGTCGCGGTCAATTCGATCAGTTTATTACTGAGCGGAATGAAGATTCCTGGGGAATCCTGCGCCCAACCGTTTACTACTTCGAAACTCGGATACAAGCAACACTGACCAGTGAGACGTTGAGCGACATCGGATTGTTTTTCCTTCCTCGCTTTTTCGAGAGTGTCGTCCACTTGAGTTTTGTTCGGAACGCGACAGATGATTTTTCGTCCTTCTCCCGCATCAAGCAAATGAACTCCACCTTTGTCAGAGAAGTGGCTCTTCATTTCTTCGATCGCGTTTTTGTTTTGAAGTAGAAAATCGTCATCGATATTTTGATACGGCTGAGGGAGTTTTTCGAACGCTTCTTTGAGGGCGGGGATTGAGCTTACTAATGGGTTCATGTAGTTATCCTTATATTCTAAATTTTGAAACGACTAAGTAGTTTTCTCTTTTAGGTTATGCGAACGTGATCACCGGAACCGAGAGAAGCGCAAGTTCCAAAGGGACCGCGATCGCTCCCGAGTTTCCGCTCTTGATATCCGCGTTGTATTTTGTGATCTTCACCGCCGGTGCTATGTATTTGAAGTCGGGTCTTCCTTCCGCTTTTAAGATCGCGGTGAGCGGCGCCGGAGGAAGTTTCTCGATGAGTCCGCCATAGGGCGCGGCGAGTAAAACTAAACGATCCATCTCTTCGAAATATATTTCAGCGGAGATGTTCCGTTTGTAATTCTTGGTCGTGTAACCTACGACTTCTCCGGATTTTCCGTATGTGAGTTCGATCTCTACAGAATGATCGAATTTGAATCCGGAAAAGTTGACCATGTCGTAACCGAAAAGTTTCAGCTCGAGATTGGTGAAGCTATAATTTTCCTTTACTACTTCTAATGCCATTTTCTATACTCCTATTTTGGTGTTGCGAACGAAGTTTCCCACTCGATCGCCTGAGTTCTGTTGCTTACAAACATTCTACATTTTGCTCGTAAGATCCGATCGACTCTGAACGTCTTGTTCGGATCTAAGACGATCTCATGACCGGAAATTTCTTTTCTACCCGGAGCTTCCATTTCGGCGGCGATCTTAGAATCGATGTAGGTTTTCAGGTAATCCAGACCGCCCGATCCGGAATCAACCTCGGTGTCCATATTCAAGAATTGAAGAGACTCGCGATAAAGGATACGATGCATCTTGTCTGCGCGTCTGCGTTCCGGAAGTTCTTTGAAATCGGAAGAACTTACGGCCTTGATTTTATCTCGTGCGACGAAGATTCCTTCGTAGTCATCATATTCTTTCAGGACCATAAGTCCCATGTCGTGAAGGAGATCCATGTAGTTCCGGTATCCTTCATTCCAATAGCGGATTTCGGAGAAGGTAAGCGATCGCATGTCCTTAACGTAACCGATAGAAACGTTTACCGGAGCGGCGGCGATCTTTGCGGTCGCCATCGTTGCAAGATTTCTCCATTCTCCCATCGTATTTCCTGCGGCCTTCACCGCAGAGAATCCACCGGATGCGTTGACTCCTCCCGGAATGTAGCGAGCTTCTCCAACCGCGATCATAACTCGTCCTTTCGGGGAAGAGAACGGATCGAATTCGTCTTGGATGTATTGAAAATATTGTGCGACCGATTCGGAATCGTTCTTTCCGCGCGCTTCGAGTATGATAAAGGAAGGGAGGTGGTGTTCTGTTTCCATCTCTTCCAAAATTGCGTTACACGACATCGCAAAAGCTCTTGTTGCGGGACCAAGAACGTGAATCCAATATGAGCGGTATTCTCGTTTCAAGGCTTCGATCGCTATAAGTTGGGACGCAACAGACGCAGATGGTCCCGAAATCGAGAAGGTGTATGTGTCACCAACCTTAAACGTATTTGCGGGAGTGGAACTGTTTAGAAACGTCGTAGTTACTCCGACATCAAGAGAAATCGGGGAACCGGAAATGGGAGTAATGATCGGTGAAGAGAAGTTTTCTCCTCCGTCAACGGACTTCCGATATTCCGCGACACCATGCGCGCCGTCTTTGGTGATCTTCAAAACGACGGTTCGCGATCCGGTTGGAGTTCCGGCGACAGTCGGTAGTGCCGCTTCTCCGGATCCGGTCTTTGTAGGAGTTCCAACGGTCCCGATAACATCGTTTACAGGTCGAACACAAAGAACCGGAACCGGTTTTTGTCCTTTTGATTCGTCGAACTCTTCGAAAAATTGTTCAAGCGAACGGACAAGTTCACCTTTCCCGAAAACGTCCCGCGCTTGTGGTGCGTTATTGATTATGTAGATACGATTTGCGTCTCCGGTTTCTGCGGTTCCGACCTTGGAACCGACGCGGTCCGGTTTGACGTCGTTGAAGTTGATTCCACCATCCTGATGATACGTGGAAACGTCGCCTGTAGCCATTCTTTCGCTCCTGTTTTCGGAGCGAGTAAGTAGTATTTTTTTCGCGCGTTATTCGCGCTCTTTATTTCTTTTCGTAAGCGGGAACAGTTTCTTTCGGTGTTCTCGCTTTTGCAAGTCCTTCATCGGAGAGTTTGAATTCTTTTCTGGGACTTAAGAGTTGTTTCGGATCTCTCTCACTTTCGTTATGAGGAGATCCATCAAGATTCACGCCCGCAAATTCTTGAAAATGCGCGGTTAAATATTCTTCCGTAAGATCGCTTTCCGGATCAAGTCGTAAATGTTCTTTGAATCCAGCGGCGAGGGCTGGTCTAATTTTGTGTTTTTGAATAAACTCGTTTGCTTTCATAATTCCTCCGATCTGACAATTTCCGTTGGCTCTTCGATTTCTAAAGTTCCCAGAGCCAAGGTAGGAACTTGTTCTACTTGAAAAATTCCGTCTTTGAAAATGACCTCCAAATAGATTTTATAGAGACTCGATTTCTCCGCCGGATCGGTAACGAGCGCAGTCTTTCCCGGTCTGATCTCCACTGTTGCACCTTGAGAGGTCGCATAACGTTCGTGATTGGCGATGTAGATTAGAGCCTGATCTACGATCCCGGAATCCATAGGACTACCCGTGAAATCTCCTTTTGAAAGGAGATCTTGACTCACATCCTCCAACCAGAAATTCAAAACGTATTTGTATTCCTGCTTGTAATGCTCTTTCAGGAATTGGAGATTTTTCACTCCATCGATCATCGTCGGTTCAAGACGTTCTGTTCTTCTCCCGTTTCGTTCCGGTTGATTTGCGGTATGTTCTATAGCACAAAACGGAATCAACTGTTGAAATTTATCAACCGCAGGATGAACTTCAAAGATTCTTTCGTTCGAAAAAATCTGATGCAGACTTGTATCCGGTGGAATCGGATCTGTTTTTATAGACCGAATCAGGTCCTTGAGGTATTTGATATGTCCACTTTTCACTGTTTCATGAACTCCCGCATTCCGTTTTTGTAATTCTCTTTAAACTGTTCGTATCCTTCTTCGATGGAAGGTCCGACAACTGGACGAGGTGGAATTCCGCCCGCTTCATATCCAAGTTCCTGCGCCCTTACATATTTTGCATTCGATCCAGTGGCAGCATCATATTTCCCAAGTCTTACAACTTCAAAACTTCTCCACAAATCTTCTGACTTACTCTTATCACCCTCGATCAAAAATCTTGGATCAAATCCCTTCATTGCTTTTCGTGCAACCGTTTCGGGATGCAAAGCCTCGTATTGAGAAATGTATTTCTGATCCCGATATCCTTTCGTAATAAGAGCCTGCAAGAGATACGCGTTTTTGATATTCTCTTTTCCGATGCAAGTTTGAAGTTTGTTATTTGTGTTCTTAAACAAATCCTTCAAATTATCGTTATACGAAATTCCGCTCACCTAAGAAAAACCTGATTTCCTTTCTCCGGAAGTTTCAGTCCAACCACAACGACGGAAAAGTTTCCACTTTGTTTCCCTGGTAAAAATTGCTCAATATTCCATGCAGTTTTCGCGATTTCTTCCGTTATCGGTAAATTCTCCGCGATCGTTCCCCGAAAAATTCGACAAGTCTGATCCAGTTGATTCGAAACCGATTCGATTTCATCGAAAAGAATTTCTGCAATCGCATCATACCCTTGTCTTTCTCCTCCCGTTCCTTTGGTTTCCGTCTGGGTATTGAAATCAAAATATCCTCGGACGCTTTTCAATCGAGTCCAGGTTTCTTTTTTGAATGAGTTTAATTCGTCGTCCCCAACAGGTCCAACAGACTTTTTAAATATTACAAAATCCGCATTTGTGTGTTTCACAAAGGATCTTCGTAGAATACTTTCAACGCTCATGCAAACCCCGAGTCCGGTTCTGAATATTTTCCAAAGAGAGTAAAATAGGCACGGTTTCGAAATTGTGCGGCCTTATCTCCACGTTCTTCTGGAGTCAGTTTCCGCATTTTTCTACGTTCCCCGTTTTGTCCGCCGACTTGAAAATCTTCCGGATCGACAACATCGGATAAGCCAGATTCCTCGATTATCTCCGCTTTCACCAAAAGGACTTCCGCCCTTCTTAACTCTCTTGGATAAGATGAACCAGAGGGAACGGAAGGAATCGAATATCCCCAACTTTGAATTAGTTTCAACGCGTTATCCGCCACGGATTCTAAGAATTCTTCGAATTCGGTTTTATCCGTTGTGAGTTTTACGGAATCGTTCATGTCCAGGTCGAATGATTTAACTCCGACAAGTGCTTTGAGATCGGGTAACGCGTTGATCATTTTCTTAGTTCTCCTTACGGTCCGGGTGAAATTGTTTGAAGAGTCTTTTGGTGACATGCGGCTTGAAACAATTTCGTGAATCCAAAATTCAAACTGATCACAGTCTGTTCCAATTGCTTGTCGATTATCTTGTCTGTTTCGATAAGCGAAGATTTCGCTTCTTCGAAATACGATAGACAGGAAGTTTTATCGAAAGCAATCATCGTCTTATCTGGAACGAATTCGGACGTTTTCCAAGCTCGACCAAAAAATCCTTGAATCTCTCCGGATGTGATAAATTTTTCCGCGATATTCAGAGATTGGAACTGCTTGAAATTAGTTTCATCCGTAAGCACATCCAAAAGGAACTCGTTGTTCAAAACTACAGTTGTAGCAGTTTGACCTTTCTTAAATTGCCCATAGATCAGTCGAATGATATCGGCATACTTCCATTCGTTTGCTTTCGTGTAAGAAATTGGAGCGGCAGATCCTGTGGTTCCATCACCTTCCATGAGAACCCTTAAACCCTCTTGTGCCATTTGCTGACCCAAGCGATATCCGATTCTTTGAAGATAAATTTTCAGAATATCGATATTTACTCTTCGCGCGGCCTCGTAGGAAATGATCATTTTCCGACCGACTTTTTTCATGGAGACCGATCCGGTTTTTAAAGCGATTTTCGCTCCTGGAAAGTTACCTCCCTCACCAACGGTAGCTACATCGACATCTTCTTTCTCGAAATCGATACCGATCTTCTCGATTGCAGTCGAAGAGATTTTTTGGGAAGTAGCTTTTAGGTCTTCAACGGAAAGTTCCATCTGACCTAACCCCATTCCTAAATAGATCTGATCACTGATGAACGCTGGAAAAAGAATTTTGGAGTTGTTGGTTTTGAAGAAATCTTCGATCAGGGTCGCACTATTGAATACATCGACTCCATTAATCATCAACTGGCGTTCGATCGGATTCATTAACCCGACATCGGATTTTTGATCGAACGGATCAAAGCCCGCCTTTTCCTCCATCTGTTCGATTATCTTAGAGAGAGGGACAGCGCACTTATTTGTATCGACTTGCTGATACATTTCTTTTTCGAGAGACAGTTCTTTGATCTCGCTTTTCTTAAAGCGAAGTTTGCGTTTCTTTTTGGTAAGTGACATGATTCCTCCTTATAACCGAATGAACGATACTCGTTTTGCATTAGTATCGATTGAAAGAATGAGAAAGACATCTCCTCCAACGTCTTTCTTGATTGCACCATTCCCATCTGAGACCAAAGTATCACGACCGTAAGAAGGAACGTTTCCTGAATAGACGCATTCGAAACTTCCTTCGATTTGAACGGTGACAGACTTCTTGTCTACGTTACTAACAAAACCGTCGAATTTCGATCCGTTCGGTGCTAATGAAACGGTCATTTCGCCGGATACTATAACCGGCTGACCTATCGAAGTGTCTGTAAGGTTATTCGTGTTTTCGAACGTAAACAGTTCTGGTTCTCTTAATCCTGTTGCTTTTGTTGGAAATGGATTCATGCTGGTATCTCCACGGTCATGTAAGGTTCGGTGTCTTCCAATTCGCCTCCGCCATTTCCAGAAGCGCGGGTATTATTTCCGAGTTCGTCAGTCCGAGCAGGGAACTTTTGGTTCAACTTGATTCCGTATTGATGAGCGAGAGCTTTGAGTTGTTTCAAGTCTGCGGACTCAATCATTTCTTCGATCGTCTTATCAGCTTTTCCGCTTACGAATAAGCGGTATGCTTTCAAGACTTCACTCCGATCATGTTCGATAATCTTCTTTGGCTCATCCAAGAGTTCCTTTAACTTTGCAACGTTTGATTCATGATCAAACCCTACAGGGAAACTTTCTTGATCCGTGAGTCCTGCGTAAGAATTGAGAGAAGTCTTTAGTTTCGTAATTTCCAAGCCCGCTTTTTGTAAGACGACCTCGAATTGTTCCGAAGACAACTCTACGTCCTCGCCCTGTTTTACCAGACCGAGAGATTCCAACGAAAGACCCAAGGCCAAAAGTTGTTTAGCTTTGAGTTTCATATTTTCCTCCGTTTGTGGTTTTTCCTCCCCCGGTTCGGACGAGGTTTCTTCAAAATGATTCAGCGATAATTTTTTGGCGTTCGGGTCCGCGCCCGCACATACGATAGAAACTTCCGAAACTGCGATGATCTTGGTGATGATCAAACGAACTACGGAACCTTGGATTTCTTCCCCAAGGTGCCAATAGAAATTTTCCAGATTAGGGTGAGACTTGATAAACGTGAATTGAATTCCGACGGAACAAGAATCCAAAATCGGCGGATCAGTTTCCAATCGGTCGATGATAGATGACGCAAATTTTTTAAAGAACCGAAATCGTCCGTTGACTCCTTCGTTATCTTTTTCATCACTCCATGTTGGGTTGATGACAGCACCGATAGAATTGTCTACAAACGTTTCGTGATCTTTATAAATCTTTGTTGCGAAAAGAGAGGTCGCATTTTTTAGAACACTGTCTTTGGTAAAATCGAGTGCATAACATTCTATGATTGCTTTTGACAACATTCTGAAATCATGTTCAACGTATGGTAGTTCGGGGGAAGTTGGCTCTTTAGGAACCGTTGGAGTAGATAATTTTCCACCGCTGAATAGAACAGCTCCAGAAGCAAATAATACAACGGAACCTTGACCGGATCGATTTAGTCTAACGCCATTATCAAGTGTTGCCCAACCGTGAGCATTGTATTGAAGTTGTTTCTTTTCTTTCTCTTTTGTTGCCATTGCTTCCATTCATGGAAGCGTTTAAGTAGTGAGCGGATTTCCGCTTTTTATTTATAGTATAACTCTTTGGCGATCCCTCGCACATATTCGGGAAGTTTATCCAACGGATATTTTCCCGATGAAATTTCCAAAGGAAAGAATCTCCACGAACTTTCAGACAAATCCATTCCACCAAAAAGGTGGGAAAGGATAGAAAACTTTCGAACGAGATTCATGTCGCAGTCTTCAAACTTTCCGTCAATGTCGTCCAGGAATTGAATCAACATTTCTTGTTCTTCTACACTTCCATCTTCGATGGTTGCGATCAGTTTCAAAGCTCGATCGTGCGTCATGCTACCTTCAAAAATGAATTCGTAAAACTCTCAGACTCAAGCTCGAAAAGATTTTCGATTTCAAACGTTTCCGCATTCACAGGAACGAAAAATTTTCCTCCATCTTTTTGATTTTGAACAAAACCAAATTTATAGGATTTACTTTTCGTCTTTTTATCTTCCGTTGAATACGCATACAGTGTATTAAAATTCTTTAAAACATCAAGACCCTTAGTTGCATATGTGGCCTCTGTTTTTCCAAAACTTTCGGAGTTACCTTCTGCGATTCGCTTTTTCCATCCCGCCCTTAGTTTATCTGAATTCCAAACTGCATTTCCTTGAACCGAAGCAATCTTATTCACAAATTCATCCGGTTCAAGTCCACTCAGACTTTTTTTCCTCGCTTCAATTCGATCCCGATCCCTCTTCAAAATCTTTTCCGGATTCTTGAGTTCTCCATTCAGGGGCGTTTTTACATTTCCTGTAATCCGATTGATAACCGATTTTACGAACATCACGATCGTTGTCCGACATCTAAAATGAAACGGTGGACACTTTACCGCGAGTGCCTTTAAGATTTCCGAAGACTTCATTGAAGGAAAATCTCGAATTTCTTTGGCTGTTGGCGGACGATATTTGTTCCAGAAATTTTCGTCCGTTGGGGTGGATATAAACTCTTCGACGAAGTCATTCATCTCGGAAACTTGAAACTTTCGTCCGTTGAGTTCTCTACAAATCGGAGATGTTTTCGCGTCCATAATCGCGACGATTTCCACATCCGTGATTCCAAGGGCGTGCATCCTCTGAATTCTGGAAAAATTTTGAGACGTATAGACTTTGTTCCGAAAGATATCTTCGATCCGTCCGGTGATATCTTTGTTTTTTAAATCGACACCGAGTTTCTCTTTTAGTTCTTTGAGAGCTTCACCTTTTGTCTTTTTCCCTTCTAAAACAGAACGAATCGATTCTTCAAAAATCTCTCTTTGTGAATTGAAAAGTTTTCCGTAGTCCGCATTATTCAATCGTCCGAAAAAGTCGATCACATCTTGATTGATGAGCGGCGCGATATCTTTTACGCCAACTTCCCACGCTTGTCCGATCTCCCACGCTTCCCGAGTAAATTCTTCAACTTGATCCCGAGTTAATTCTGGAAATTCCGTTCCAAGTTCCTGAATGATTTTATCGGTGATGAGTTTAACGGCATCTTCCGAATCGAGATCGAATCGAATACCACTTAGAACTTTTTCAACCTGATTCCCGTAAGAATGAAAAATCTTCTTCAAACCTCGATTGATGATTCCTTCTAACTGCTTCTCTTCCTCCTCATTCCATTTTCCTAATGTTTGCGTCCGCGTATCGGAACAACATTGGTCAGAATGCCCTTTTTTTTTTGGAACTCGTTGTCGAGTTCCTCGTCATTTTCATCGGATGATATAAAATCGGGTTCTTGACTTCCGCCTGCCACCCTCTCATTGCGTTTAGAATGGTGTTCATAGGTGTTCACAAGATCTTGGACCTCCTGAGATAGCGGGTCGATGCCTAAACTCCTTAAAATGGCGCTTAACGCGTTCTTTGAAATTCCTTTTCCTTGGGCTTTTTCGAGGCCGTGTTCTTTCGCAAGAGTATTTAGGTCTATGACACCTTCGTTATACAACGAAATCAATCTCTCTGTTCGAAGTTTCTCCGCTTCTTCATTCGTTTTACGAGCAAGCGCATCGTCTTCGGGATTTAAAGGTCGACCTTCTTTCCAGGACGCACGGAGTCGGGTGAAACGAAAACCCTTCATTCTCAAATGTAATGTGAGAGTTTTCTCAAGGAAGTTTTTCACAGGATGACGAATGTTCTCGCCCTTCATTAAAAATAGCTTACTCGAAACTTTAGCGTAGGTTTCGGTCACGCTCGTTGGACGTCCGAGAATAAAAAGGTCCGTGTCCATTCCCGATGAAAGTTGTTCCTCAATTACTTGCATCACATCGCGGAGACCAGACGATTTTTCCGAAGCGATCGAGTGATGATCAATCTTCGTTCCGTCCGAGCCAACAAGAAGTCCGGACTCAATCGATTTCTCGATTTCCTTTGCCGATTTCTGTAAAAACTCTTTTTGAAGTGTTTGAATATTTTTCAGATCTGTTCCAGGTGCAGGCTTGAATTTCGACATCACAACCGAAAGGAATCCAAGGAGCGGCCATTTACTTGTAGACTTTTCAAGATTTTCCATCCCGCGAGACTGTGAATACATTGACTTAATTGCGGCAATCGCGGGAGGAATTCCGTATGGACTATCCTCATTGGTTTCAAGAGGTTCGTAGGTATAGATTTCTTCGTTTAAAGCAAGTTGAGTTCCGTTTTCTAAGTTCTGATAGGGTGCAAATCTATATCGAACTCCGCCATTTTTTCCTTCGATTTTTTCTTTCTTAAAACGAACTTTGGAAACTGGTATGAGTTGAACTGTTTCGATCGAATCCAATTCGAAAGATGGAACTGCTTCCGCCGATAGAACTCCCGTAATCGCGGTTTGTCTCAAAAGTTTATTCGTAATTCCAGGTAGCAAGTCAAACCACTTGTCTATTTCATTCAATGCCGCTTCGATTGCGTTTTGATTTGCACCTTCCAACTGCCATTTGAAACCTGTGTTCGTGAGAAAGATTGTTCTTTTCAGAGATTGATTGAAATCCGGATTGATGAGAGCAAACTTCGAAAGGACTGGAAACATTTCGAACGGATAATTCGGAGTCACCTCGTCGAGATATTTGGTGACTTCCTTAGTCGTTTGACCAAAGGATTTTTTGGAATCGGCACCGATAGCGACACTTGTTTTTTTATCACGAAAACGATCCAAGAAGGTTTCTATTCGATCCGTAAATTTCATGGTGCCCCCAACTCATAGGCGAGACGTAGAGAATTCAGTGCCATTCCGAAGTGATTCTCTACTTTCTTCTTAAAGGAGTGTTTTGGTTTTCCATTCTCGTCCTCTCCACGTTCTTTGATCAGCATTTTCAAATGTAACTCCAATTCTTCCACAAGCTCAAGATCATATCCGGAAAGGCGGGTTTTATCCGGAAAAATAAAGAGGCCGTTTTTAATTGCGTCTACGGTGTCTTGTAGAGATTCATCGCGATTGACATTCACAACTTGAATACCTTCCGATTCATCCTCCGAAACCAAAGATTCGTCCTTAGTGGAAAATCGTTTTGAAAAATATTGAATCCGAATGAAATCACTATATCGTCTCGCAGTTCTCACCGACCAGTTTTTATTCGGCAACGCATCGAGGATTCCTGAATACACTTTAAACTTCTCGATTGATCGATTGATTGCTGACTCATTGACAACTGGAAATTTTGCCGGATATATTTTGATCCGATTGTCCGAGGTATGTTCACCGAATAGCATGTGAACAATATCGCCTTGATCGGCCCCCATGTAAGTGAACGAATCCACACCATCGGGAATTCCGTGGTCGCCTCGCATTGAATCCAGTAAACTTTGAGTTACTGGTTTTTCGTCATCCGTTGAATACGGCCAACCCAGCACGGAAATGAAATAATTCTTCTTTTTGATCGAAGTAGTCGCTTCTTTCCAGCGGATATAATGTTGTTCCGGTGTTTTGATCGTATTGAAAAATTGAGAAACTTGAACACCGGTATTATGATGTTTCTTGATAGCAGGAACGTAAGTTCCTCTTTGGGGATTCAAAGTCGCACCACATTTACAAGCAAAAACAACTTTAGAATTCTTCCCGGTTTTTACGCCGAAAATTGATCCAGGTTCATCAATGAAACGCTGGATAAGATTATTCCACTCAGTGCAAGCATCGCATTTTATGAGCCACCAACATTGATTCGAGTTTTTCCACTCCGCATGAATTCCAAAGTCCTCAAAAGAAGGCTGAGAAATTACTCTACTTAAAGCCAGTTTTGAGTGGTCCAATCGATCGTTTGCAAATTCAGCATGTTCCTGATTTTGTTCATCGAACTCATCGAGATAGTTTATGTCAGAATCGAATGTCTTTACCTGCTTTAACGTTTCCGTAGCTCTAAAGGCAAGAGTAGACTCAAGATATTTTAAGAGATGAACATTCTTGATTGAATCTGTTTGTTCTACAATTTTTTTGATATGTGGTGACACCTTGATCATGTCTTCTACTCGGTCCTGAACAAAAATTCTCATGTTCCCGGCATCCGGAAAGAACCATGCCAATTTTAAAGAGTCCTTTTCTGCTCTCCAAAAAGATTCAGCAATCAATAAAGTTGATAATGCAACTTGGCCGCCTTTCAAAGCTATAAATCTCTTTGATTTTTCGAGTTTCATAGCGATCTCTTTTAGGTATTCATGACCATCAAACGAATAACGATGAACACCAACAGAACTTCGAACATATACTTTTGAAAGGAGATAATCTATAAAAGACGTATTTGAAAAGGATCTCTCTCCCTTATCAATTAACTGTTGTATAAATTCTTTTTGTTTCTCTGAACTCATACTTATGTATCCGTCAGAGCTTTCGGTTCTTCGATGATTGTTCCTTGAACTTCTTTAGCATTCGTCCAGTCAGCATGCCATTTCAAAAGATTCTTTTGATGAGTTGCCCATTCATCACTAATCGCTTTTTTCGTCTTCGGACCTTTCATAAAAAGATCGAGCAGTGTATCTGCCGCACGTATCAAATCGATGGAACCTGAATCTTCGCTTTCCATTTGCATTTGTTGATTCGCTAAGGCTTTCCACAAATATCCCAGAGAAACAGGATCTTTTGCTTGTCCGATCATAGATCCAGCTTTGGATAGGAACGCGTTCCGAACGGCCTCCAGCATCATCGCGTTATCCGTTTTTATTTTTGAACGCATATCGGATGTCTGCTCTTGAATTTTAAAACGAGTTACACGATTTACTTCATCGCGAGAATCCGACCAATTTTTTCCGTTTGAATCTTTAGCTTCTGCCCAACTACGAATTGTGTTCGCAGAAATTTTGGGGAACTCTGGTTTAAGAATGGATTCAATTTGTTCCGCATTCTTTCCCATAAGGAAAAGAGTATAGGCGCGGTGTTTTACGTTTTCCGAATAAGCCATCTTAACCTTAAAGCTCCAAATAAAAAATGGAAGGAACTCCCATCGTAAAAAGCTCGTCTAAATCGTAATTGATGAGGTGTCCGTAAGGATCGATATATCGAGGACCGACACCATACGGATCGGACGCCTTGAGATACTTTTTACCGTCGCTTGTTTCGACGATTCCGATTCCACGGATGATGTGTCCTTTGCGTGTGAGGAACGTTCCGAGTCCGCAAGGATAAGAATGATTTTCGAAATACTGACAAAGCTCTTCTTTATTCCCTTTCTTTTTACGGATACGATAAGGAAGATTATTTGCCTTCATCAGTTCATTAAAGTGTTCCGCGTGATCCGCAGAATCGTAAATATTCCGTTTGTGTTTCGAAATCCAAGATTCGAGAAGAGCGTAATAGTTATACGTCGTGAGAGATGTGAAACCGGAAATATTCTCACGCATCCCGACAAATACAATCATGTCCTGAAAGACGTTCCCCATACACTGCTGATAATCGTGTAATCCGAATTTTGGAGTCACTTGATCGCCGCGTTGTGGATTCCAAGGTGCGACTGGATAAGATAAATGAGAGATCACGTTTACTCCTCAACCAAACAAATCGGTTTTGTTAGTTCGCACTTCCGGCGAATATGAAAGACTCCTGGAATCCAACTCGATTCGAGAATATCGATTCGATCATCCGCGCAGTTTCTTTCCCATTCGGTCCAACTACGAACACACTGTTCGTGTTCGAGACACCGCGCCAAATCTTTGGCGTGAATCCGATATGCGTTATAACGACTTGACGTTACATACCAATCTCCCTCGATCTGTTTCGCTACTGGTCGACTCGTCTCGGGAGGTTTCGTAAGCGTGAAATTCGTAGAACGGAAACTACCGCGACACGCTTCGTTTCGATCACTTCGAGCACGGTTTGCTTGGCTCTGGCACGCAGTCAGAGTCATAAGCACGAGAAGGAGACAACTCCACATCTTGAACTTCATCGTAACCTCCTTGATTGATAAAATGTGAAGCGCAAGAAACGCCTCGTATCGTGACCATCGTCACGAGGAATAAAAGAAAGAGAATGCCGTAGATTTTTTCTCGAAGAGACATCGAATTCCACCAAAGCAAAAGTGCGCTCATAGTTGCGAACTCCCTACCGATTCCTTTTGTCCGGTTTTTCCTTGAATGCCTTCAATCAAATCGTTTAAGGCTTTTGTTTTCGAATTTAGATTTTCGTTGATCCGCTTTCCGAGATAAAGAGATCCGGCGGCTCCGTAAAAAACGATCAGCCATTGAATCAAATCCATGTGAAGCGGACGCAGAGAATCAGGAGATACGATCGAGAGGATTGATAACGCGATCAAATATCCAATAGCGAGAATGAAAACCATCCAGGTTCGGAGTGTAGTATCCGAAGGTTTTCCGGTCCGATCGTCATTGACAATGAAATTCATTCGAACCTCCTTCCCTTCGCAGAAGAAAGTTTGATAAGGTCTTTTACATCGGCTTTGATTTCCGAAGATCCTTGGCGATCGCGGTCATCTCCGTTTCGATTTTCACGATACGGATCTCGTGATCCTTATACATCGTGTTGTATTGAATGACCCCTGATATTACAAAACCCAGAATGACAAGAACGTCTTTGATTCCGAGTTTGATCTGATCTGGTTTGAAGTTATTCATTCTTCCCCGCAAAAAAAATCCCGCACTAAGGCGGGCGAGTTACTACTTAATCGCTTCCGATTGTGAGAGAAGAATAACACGATGGAGAACAGAATGGAAGGTTCTAAGAGGAACTCTTAGAACACTTTGGCCTCTGTTTTTAAGAAGAGGATTTTTTAGAGGAGAGATCTTAGTAAATTTGCTTTGTAGTTTTGAGAGTTTGAGAAATACGATCGAGATCCGAAGTTAGAAATCTTCTGGTTCTCGGACCCCACTCGATAAAAGGAATCTCGTGATCGATAACGTGGCGATTGAAAGAGCGAATAGAAAGATTCAAATAAGCCGCCGCTTCTTTCGAAGTCAGCGATTTCCTCTTATCTTTTGGAATTAGTATTTCTTGAGATTCTGTAAGATCCGATCCGTTCGCAGTTAGGGACGGCTGGACCAATTTGAGAAGTGAACCATTTCGAGTGTGACCGTTGATTGAACCCATGCCTTTCGGTTGGAAAGGCATATTAGGGATTTGTCAAGTATTTTTTATTTGCAGAATTCTTTCATATTATCGTATACCGCCGTATTGCCTAATTCTCCTGATCGACTTAAGTCAGCACAGCCTGCCTTCTTATTATTCAAAGTTATGTATATACTTCCCCGAGCTTCCCATCCAAGAGGATCTTTAGGTGAGATTTCTATAATTTTGTTGGCATCCTTTAAGGCTCCTCTTGAATCACCACTTTCGAGTTTAAACGTTGAACGAGAATAATACGAAAATATACTTTTGGGATCTAATTCAACAGCTTGATTGCAGTAATTCATTCCAGTCGAACGATCATTTTCATACCTCATTGAATAGCAGAGAAAGCCGTATACTTCTGCGTTTTTCGGTTCCAATTCTTTGGCACTTAGAAAATCGGAGACAGCTCCTTGGTTATCTGAGTTACGCAATTTGATTCTTCCACATTTAAGAATGCCATTGTTAATTTTGAATTTAATAGAATTGCTTCCGAGTAAAGCTCTTCAGCTTGCGAATAATCTCCGGCGATTTCTTTAAACCAAGCTTTAGAAAATATTCCATATTCCGATTCAGGTGCCAAAGTAAGAATTTTTTGTCTGAATTCTTTCTTCTTCTCTACTTCTTTAGTTTCAATCGAAAGCCGATAAAGCTCTTTAACGTTTGGAACATCGACAGCAAAAATGTTCAGAATAACCATGAAAAATATTAATGCGAAATGAATCATTACACCCTCCAAAATTCGAAATTCAAATTATATATCATTACAAATTTCTCTGTCCATAAGTCAGAAAGTTTTACCTTTGATCCAACAAAATTTTGACATTATTTCAATAAATCGGTGGATTTTGTCCGGGGTGAAATAGATACTAAACAAAGAAATAGCTTTGGCAAGTTGTTGGATAAAATATGACGCAAAATCAGGAAGAAACAGAAATTTTACTTTTAGAAATCAGAATTCAACGAGTTCTAAACGAAAACATTAGACATAATCCACAAAATGTAGTTCAGATCTTAGCCCGCGAAATGTGGCGATGGTCGCGGGAACTAGTAAGCCGGAATATAGCGTAAGGATTCTATTTTTCTATGAATGTTTTTAAAATTCCTTCAACCTGATCGATCTTCGAATCTGGTATTTTTGAAAGAATTTCTACCAAATGAGCCCGTTTTGGTGTTTCTCTTAACCTATGTAGAAGGGCAAAATCCTCCTGAAGTTGGATGTTTGATTGAATTTCATCCTGGGAAATGAACATTTCACCAACACCGGATAACCACCAATCTAAATTTACCGAGTAGATTTCTCTCGCTTTTCGCAACGCTTTACCAGAAATCTCCTGTCTCCCTGCGATCGCATTGCTAAATCCTTGCGGAGTCATTCCAATCTTTACCGCAAACTCAGCTTGAGTCACTTTTAAAGTTTTTAATAATTTTTTCGTTCGGTCTTTCAAAGATATTCACATATTATGTTTTTTTTTAATTGACTAAAATACATATAGTATGTATTGTTCGGATAGGCGGGACATAACCCGCCAAGTGAACAGAATTTTTGCCTCTTCTGTGCCGCAAATAGCATAGAGACACGTATCGCAAATATTTGTGATTTCGCAATCAGAAAAGTTCGCAAAACGGAGGAAAGATGATTATCGAAAACGGTGAAGAGTGCAAAGATTACATCCGCAAAACTCTTAATATGAAGACTCTAAGAGAGTTTGCGAAAGAAGCGGAAATCAACTACGACTATCTCTCTAAAAGTTTGAACGGACAGCATTCTTACACAGAAGTCCGGGACGCGTTCAACAAATTCGGCGTTCCCTATCGGATGCAATCGCGCAAGAATCGCCTTGGAAAAAATCAAAATCGCAGGTTTGTCGCATGAATCCTACTACGACAAATTCTCAATCACAAACACGCGAAATTGATCCGATCGTTTTATCCGATATCGAACTTAAAATGATCGATCAAATTTCCGAATACGTCCGCGAACAATTCCCGACGTTTGACTGGCGTTGGAACGATCATTCCGAGATGAGCGATAAGGAAATCACCGCTCTCGTTCTCATCAAAAACGACATTGCTCAAATCTGTTTAAAGAACCCGCAAAAGATCCAAGAGGCTCTTAGCGTTTTGGAATACATTCTGGAAGAGGAATATTCGGAATGAAAGAACGCGAACGAATCGAACTTTTGAGACGGAAAATTCTTCTCGCAAAACTTTACGATAAGGATGGGAACCGAAGAACTCCTTTTAAAATTATCAACATGCTTCTAACACGTTGCGCTCTTCAAGATGTATTTCTTCAAGACCAAAAACTCGAAACTGAATTCAATGCGTGGCAAAACGAGAAAATCATTACGGAGAAATTAGAACGTGAATCCTGAACAATGCGCGAAATGCAAATCCAAAACCCGCTTTATTTTCCAAAACGATCTTTGTCGCAAGTGTCTGACTCCTTCTCTCAAAAGAGGAACGAAAACCATAAACGAAGTTCGTCCGTTATTATCTTCAAAAACTGAAACAAATTCTCCGGAGGACGCGGCATGAGACCTGGAAAGAAAGAACAAATATGCAAAAACCTTAAACTTACAAAAAAGGTGTTCGAAGAGTGTTGGCGGTTGGTTCCGGAAAATATGATTAAAAGACTTAACTGTAACGATCTGACAGAATACTTAGCGCGGCATATTCTCCCGACTGTATCGCGCCGTTTGATACAATCAAACGCCTATTCCGTAAATCCTTTGGTTCGCCGGGTGATTGCGGTCGCATAACGATGAAAGGGAGCCGCGTTTTACTTAACGGAAAGCTGATTCATCGTGGGCGTCTATGGCGTCGCGGACGGGCTATGTCCCAGCGTATCGAACTGATCGTCATCGAGAGCAAGATGACCCTAAGAGATATCGCCTTCTTCCAATCCAACCGATGTCAACATATACCTGAATCCGGCTATATGTTGACATACGATCCGGCAGTCCTTTCTCACACAATCAAAGGGACCCGGAACACAGAACGTTATGTGAAAGCGATTGAGGAATCCTGGGGGCTTCCGATCGAAGACATCCGTCGGATTTACCGGGAGGATAAGGCGAGAGAGGCTAACGGAGAGATGTTGAGCATCGAGGAAATCAATAAGTTCGTAAATTGGTATCGAAGCATTCTAAAGGGAAAGGTTGCATCATGAACCCATTAAAATCTAAACCGAAAAAAGAAAACATAGATTTAACGATTTTGAAAGTTTTCCTTACGCATCCGTCAATTTTCAGACATTATGCGGATATCGCGTTACTCACCTTGAACGAGGGAAGAGAGCGAACGATTCACCGCGCCCTTGAAAGACTCCAGAAAGCTGACATCCTCAAAAAATATCGAATCAGTTCTTATCTAAACGCCGAACTCATAAACTCAAAATACGGAAAAAAGACAGAGTTACGTGAGAGCCTTTCACGTGTCGCATATTCATCGGATCGAAGCGTAGGCTTAGAACTTCAACTCATCAAACATTTTATTTCCGATACAACGGGGCTATGGACCGTGACTGAGCTTTCTCTTTTACTTGCGCGTCCCTCTGCGACCATTCAGCACAATCTGAATTTGTTAGCGGATCACGGACTTGTGATGAAACACGCGGTCGAAAACATGAAACACAAAACAAACCCGGTGCAGTTTAAACTCGCTCCGGCATATTCCATGAACTTATCTTCGGAAAAACCGAGAATTTTGAAAACGATTAAGGAGACAATCAATCAATGACCGAAACGAACAGCACAGAAATCGCACTCATTCCAAATGTGAATGAACCTACAGAAAAAGAGCAAAACTTCCGCGCGCAATTTTTGCACGAAAGAATTCAGGCGAATTTTATCGGACTCGTATTCGATCTAAAAGAAATGCGCGATAAAAAACTTTATTCGCGCCTTGGATTTGATAATTTTAAAGATTATCTTAAATCGACTCTTCCGAAATTCGTTACGCTTAGTTTCGCAAGTAACTTAATGCTTCTCTCGGATAAAATGTCGGAAGAAGATTATAAGAAAACAAATCCGAATCAAGTTCAAATCCTCGCAAAAATCGCCTCAAATCCCGACGTATTCGAAATTTCTCATAAAGTAAAAGGTGAAATTCATCTCTCGAATGGAATGGTGATGGATCTGGAAGAATACGAAACCACCTATGCGGATGAAATCGCGCAACAAACAGACGTATATCGTGAAGCGATAAAGGTGAACGAAGAGCATGCGTCGCTGAAAAAAGAAAATGCACGTTTGGAACGCGACCTGGAAGTAAACGAAGGAGTAATCGCTAAACATTCAGACAAAATCAAGAGCTTAACCGAGGCGGTCGATTACCTCGCAAACGAGAAAGGCACGACATCCGATCTAATTGCGACTGTTACCACAAAAGTCGGTGCTTCCAAACGAGTTATGGAACTCCTTCTTTCCATCGAGCAGGCTGTCGTAGAAATCAACGCTATCGACGATTCCATAAAGGCGGATCCGGATATCGCTGGTTCCGTTTTGCAACTCGAAACGATGTTCAAGCTCGCGGGAACTAAACTAAACAACGTTTGGACTCCGTTCTTCTTTGCGATTCAGGATAACGAATAAGTAGGTTTATCATGGGTCGCCGAGAAATCGACATAACGATTTTAAACGAACGTTTCACGATGTGGAAGAACGCGCCTTCTCGCACTGAAAAGAAGAGTGTCATTATCACATTTGCGGAACAGTTCGGAGTTTCAAAGGAAACGATCTATGATCGTTTCCGAGAGATCGAGAACGGAGTATCGAGAACAATCGTCGCCGGATATTCAGGAGTCGCACAGATCCGAAAATCAAAGGATCAACTCGCAGAAGAGAAAGCACACATGATGACGATCGCTCTCATCAAACGCGGAGGAAAAGTTGGACGCCAAGGATATGGAACATCCACGGAACTCGCAATTACAGCCGCCGAAAACGAAGGACTCATTCCTCTTGGAAAATATACACGATCTACAGCGGATCGGATGCTAAAACAAATGGGAATTTCGACTAAGCTCGTCGATACCCCTCAAGTAGCTACAGAACTGATCAGTCCGTATCCGAATCATTGCTGGTTCCTCGATGCAACAGTAAAAAATCATTATTTTCTAAATATCAAAAAAGGCCGTATCGATTATCGTGCGGATATTAAATACGACTCTTCTCATGGAATGGACATCCTTGAGAAACATTCTCTCAAACGGATATGGGACTATTTCCTCGTCGATAACTATTCAAAATCGTATTTGATGATGACCTTCGCGCCAGATCCGAGAACTGAGGGTGCGAAACACGGAGGCGAGAATACAGCCGACTGGATTACTTTCTTAACATACGCAATGCAGATTAAGAGTGATTTACGAATTCCAATTCAGGGAATTCCAAAACTCATCTTTTGCGACGAAGGTTCTGGTTTAAATTCCAATCACATGAAATCGTTTCTCGGTCGTCTTGGGATCGAGGTTAGAACTCACCTTCCCGGACGCGCAAGTGCGAAAGGTGCGGTAGAGGCGCGCATTGGAGCGTATAAGCGGTCGTTTGGTGTTACGATAAATCGAAATAGAATTTATTCTCTCGATGAGCTTCGAAATCACGACAACCGCTATTTAATTTTTGATAACAATAAGAAGGGTGCATTTCAAAAGTGGGTTGATGGAACGAAAGACAATCCGATCACGAAGGCGTCTCAAAAGAACATTCAAGACGCTCTTGTTTCCGAGACGGAAAAAACTATCACCGCATACGGAACAATTCGAATTGATAAGGAACAATTCTTTGTAAGTTCCGAACTACCAAGCGGGACTAAAGTCGTCGTATTCACAAATAGCGAAGGGAAGCGATGTGCTCAAAGCGACGACGGTCGCATATTTCCAGTAAAACCATACGGAAAAATTCAGCGTGATATCGACACCTTCAAAATTCTCGACGGTCGTGGTGACGAAATAAAACAGACGGAACTTCATCATTTACGTAAACAAATCCAAACCCTTTCCAAAGAGTTCAAAGAGAAAATCAAACCTGAATCGTATCTACGCGATACGAATATAACATACTTTCCTCCACAAGGTGAAGAAGCAGAAACACACGTCGCCATGGCACCCGCGAAAATTCTGAAAGTGGATGAGGCGATTACATACGTCTTTAATGAAACCGGATTTACCGCTGACGAAATCGATGAGGACGGCCTCGACGCTATGCGAGAAGTATTCGGAAAAATGATCGATCAACACGGACACGTTCCGGCGGAAACACTTTACAAAATCGTAAACATCTATCTCAGAACCGGAACGAACGGTTAGGCAATTATAAAATTAAGGAGTTACTACAGTGAAAGAAAGAATTGAAGAATTATCGGAAGTGTTTGTTCGAACAAAAAATTCAAATCGGATTTTGAATTTTTGCACAAGCATCGCGGACAAAAATCAATGGACCGCTATAATCGGACAACCGGGAAGCGGGAAGACTGAAATCAAAAAAGAGTTTCTAAGGCTATTGCGAGGATTGCCTGATAAATACATCGTAGTCGAAATACCAGTCTTTCAATCCGCTCAACCTCGAACTGCCGCGATTATGAAAGAACTGATTAAATCTATCGACCCAGACATCCATGTTCCCGGTTCGATAGAATTCAAATATCGAGTTCTTAGAAGCGTTCTCGTAAACGCACACGAATCTAAGAAGAAAGTCGTAATGGTATTTGAGGAAAGCCAAAATCTAAGCCACAATATGATGCGCGAATTAAAAATGCTTCATGAAATCGAAGGGATGGGAAGATCCAATTTGTTTTCCATGATCATGTTCTTAAAAACTTCTCCAAAGTTTGAAGAGGTCTTCAAGACGCGCGAGATCGGGAAGCGAGTTCTTGTCGAAAATATGCAACTCCCTACTTCATCGGAAGCGTTGGAAATTGCACAAAAAAGATTCGGTCTTACATTTCAAGATGCCGCCGCTAAATCCGATTTTCTTCAAGCAACGGGCGAATATCCGGCATCCATCAAACACCTCGCGCAAACTCTCTGGAAACAACCAGGGTTCAATGGAAAAGTTTCGAAATCGCTTCTCATTTCTACGAAAATAACCGCTTTCAAAGAAGCGATGATAGAGTTCGGAATATCGAATAGAGTCATTAAGGCGTATTTCAAACGCGTAAAAAACAAAGAAATATCCTTAGGGGCAATCAACGAATCTATCAATTTTAAACGGAACGGAACAATGGCGGAAGAGATCCGCGCCGTAGCCGGTGAAATGTTAGAAGAGGCGAAACTGACACAAGCTGTCTAACGCATTTTTTTTAATTAGGAGGAAAAATGGCAAACGATACAACAACAGAAGAAACGAAAGGGAAGAAAAAGGATAAGGGAGAAAAGAAGGATAAGGTCCCAAAGGTAAAACCTGATCCGTATATCATCAATTCTGAAGATGAAAAAGATATAGCGCTACTCGAAATCAAAGACTTAGGAGCGAAACTCGAAAAGGATTACGAATTAGAGGAGTGGGAAAACGAACTAAAAGATCTGAACGAAAAGGCAGTCTCTTTGAAATCAAAAATCAACGACCACAAAAAGACTGCTTCTTCCGAAAGGAAATCGATCGAAGAAAAACTTGCTTTGATTAAGGACGGTATCGGGAACTACGAAGTAAACAAGGCACTCGGTAAAACCGCGTAAGGAGTAAAGGTTATGCCAGTAAAAAAGAAGACGGCCAAGAAAAAGGTCTTACGTAAAACGGCGAAGAAAAAAACGGGAAAGGTTCCGCCAGCACCGTCGGTTCCAACTTCCGCCAAAGGGTTTGCTGTAGATATGAATCCCGAAACAGATAAGGAGGTAAAACGTGGCAAAGAAAACACCTGAAAGTATCAAGATAGATCTTCCAGAAAATCTCTACAAAACCCGCGCCGATCTCACCCAAGCTATTGCACAGCTTGGAGAGATCAAACGCGAGAGGGACCGCGTCAAAAGTGAGGTAGACGACCAAATCAGCCAGCTTACAACGCAACTCCAAACCGACCTTACCCCGCTGGATGTAAAAATCCAGCACATTGTTTCAGGAATCAAACTCTACGTTGATAAAAACAAGGACGAGTTATTTCCGGATCCGGAGTATAAAACCTGTAAATTAGCAACGGGAGAATTAAAACTTCGAAAAGTTCCAGCATCGGTGCGGACTCGTGCCTCTGTAAAACTCTTCGAAAAAATTTTATCCGAGAACGGTCTTTTGGAAAAGTTCAATAATCTCATTTCAAAATTGAGCGGAATCTATCTCCGCGTAAAATTGGAACTGAATAAAGAACAGATCTTAGCAGAACCGCTAAGAGCAACGCAAAAGATCGGGGTTGAGTTAAACGAGGAATCGGAACGACTCTACATTACTCCAAGTGAAATCGACGCAGAAATCGAAGCTGTGGGAGACGCCGCGTAATGGTCCTCCCAACGACATCAGAAGTTACCTACTCAAACCTGCTCTCCCACGTGGAGAGCTTTTTGAAATCACGTGAGAGATCCTATTTCAGGAGTATTCAGAAAGAGACAATCGCTCTCAATCAGTTTATGAATAACGGTATTCCTGCGCCCAAGGTTCTCGATCTACTTGAAAAATTGATTGCCATTCGCAAACATCCAAAATTTGGAAAGGAATCATTTTGGATTTCCGCAACGGAAAATCTTTCCGGCGCCTTTGCGTATATGCACAAAATTGAAACAGTTCATGCGGCTATTTGGCCGGACGCGGAAAAACAGAAAGAAGAGCAAAATCTCAAAGATCCGAAACTTGGATGGAAAGGATTCTTAGAATTTTCTAAGCAGTTAGGACGTGATCTTATAAATGAAATCACGAACCTTCCAATTAATGAAAATTTCGAATCTAAAATAATACAAATTCCAAAATGTTCCGAAAGGGCGGAGCTATTCATATTCAAATTCTTTCATGAATCAAATTCAGGATGGAAAATTATTAAAGAGGAACTCAATGCAAACAACCTTTAAAGCACAAATTAAAATTCAATTCGAAGACCTGGAATTCAACGACTTTTCAGACGCAGTCCAAGACGAGTTTGGAGTCGTGAACATCAACACTATGACTCAATATGCAAAGAAAAAACTTGGGGTTTCTCAAGCGACAATTGAAAAACTGAAAGAGGATCGCGGAAGAGGATGATTAAAACGTATACAGGATGTGTTAAATTTCTCGATCGTGAACTTTTGATTTCCTCAGTGTTTGCAATAGAAGCGAAATCGATTTCTCAGGTTTACGAACTCATCCAAGTTAAATTCGAAATATCCGAAAAACAAATCCTTGATTTGAAAATTACAAATCGAAAAGCGATTCAATCGCATAAAGAAAACTCTCGCAAACAATGGATGGAAAATTCTTTTAAATGACTCACTCAGCAAATACAAATCAAAAAACAGAACCTTCGATTCAGCTTTTTAATGACGATTGTTTTAAAATATTCCCGAGTATCCCAGATCAGTCGGTAAATTTAGTCCTCTGCGATTTACCTTACGGAACAACTGGCTGTAGTTGGGATGTAATTCTTCCTTTCCGTGAGCTTTGGGAACAATACAACCGGTTGATCGTAGAGAATGGAGCGGTCATTCTTACTGCAAGCCAGCCGTTCACAACTGCCTTGATCAACAGCAATCCGAAAAATTTCCGATACGAACTTATTTGGTATAAAACAAAGGCTTCGGGATTTCTAAACGCGAATAAAATGCCGAACAAATCACATGAGAATATTCTAATTTTCTACAAAAAACTTCCTGTATACAACTCACAAAAATACGAGATCGACTCTAAATTTTTGCGAAAAGGAAAGTCATCGAAAAAGAACTCTTCGAATATTTTTAAAATTCGCGGACCAAAGTCGGAAACATATCAATACCTTGATCGTGGTTTAAGACACCCTGATTCGGTTCTTTGTTTTCCTTCCGAATCTGGAAAAGGAATCCACCCTACTCAAAAGCCAACTGCGCTTATGAATTTCTTAATACGTTCATATTCCAACAAAGGTGATACGATTCTGGATAACTGTATGGGAAGTGGAACGACAGGTGTCGCCTGCGTTCAAACGGACCGCAATTTCATAGGTGTAGAAAAAGAGTTGGAGTATTTTGAGTTAGCGAAACGAAGAATCGAAACCGCTAAGAAAATTCGGAAACTTAAATTGCTTTCTTCAATATTTTCAGAAAAGGAGAATAAAGATGAGTAATTGGGAAACAGCAAAACTAATTTTAGAATACACATTTTGGATTTCGATCGCTTGTTTCTTCTTCTTTGCCGTGATCGTAAGGGTAGTGATTGATTACATAACCTTTTTTTCCTCATGGTTTAGTTCCGATTCAGAGAAGTTCCCTTTACAAAAGTATATGACAGAGGCGATTTCCTATAAAGGTAAATTCAAAGATAGAATTATGGCGAAGGCGTTACTTAGAATGGCGAGAGAAATCGATTTATTAAAGGAAAAATCGAAATGAAAATTATTTCGTTCGGATATACGACCGCTCCACTTCTCGCAAAGAGGAAATTCGTTACACGTCGTGACTGGAAAGATCAATATGCGCTTTCATTTCGACCAAATGAAATAGTTCAGGCTTATGATAAGCAAGCCCGTTTTGGCGGAAAGAAAATCGGAGAAATCAAAATTGTTTCAGTATTCAATCAACATCCGAATAAAATGCCCGATTCGGATTATGAAGACGAGGGATTTGCTTGGTTGGATGAAAATCCTGATTTTATTCATAAAACTTTCATTCACACTGATGGAACGAAAAATATGCGAAAATATTTTAGGATGTGGAGAATGTTTGGAAAACCGTGTTGGGTGATCCGATTCGAACCTTTAACACTTCTTCCCTTTGAATTTATTGATAAGGTTCATTCGATTATTGAGAAATGCCCTGAAAATGTTTGGCTTGGAACCTCGGTAGGAAATCAAAAAGCCGCACAATATATTGCAGATTTAGTCATTTAAGGAGATGATAAAATGAATAATTTTAGTGATCATGTAATGCAACTTGATATTGGGTTCGCTAAAAGCGTAAGCGCATTAATTAATGCGTTAGCTATGCACTGGGCAAATCAAGAACGGATCCAGAATGGATACACGCCAGCCTATGACGAAAGATCATTTATTGATTTAATAGATGAATTTAAAATTGATGAACCAAGTGTTAGGGATCGATATCACTCATGAGTAGTCTTTCCCAAATATGGACCCTGAAATCAAAGTCAGGGATATCGGAAGAAAATTTTCGTGCTCTAATTTTTGGAATCTCCGGTCAAGAGTCTACGAAATCTCTCTGCATACACAAATTAAAAAAATTGCCGATGCAAAGAGTTCCATTCTTTTTTAAGCATGGGGTGGTAGAAATAAAAAAGAAACCGGACGGGAGCTGGATGGAAAAGAATGGAATGAGTTTCCAAAGGAGATTGTAAGGTGAATTATAAAGAACGCCGTGAGTATATCGCTGAGAAGATTCTCAAAGCAAAAAAAAGAATTAAATACATAACTTGGTTCCATGCTCCAGGCAAAGATTTTCAACCTCCGTTTGATTGGGAATTTCCAGACGGAAAGATCATCGATTCAAAAACAGATTTCGAATTTCTTAATGAATGGGTTGGTCCTATCTGTGAAGTCGTATTACCAATGCTTACAAAACGAAATTGGTCTATACTTCCTATTGGATCAAAAGTAACTATTATAGAACTCATACAATTTGAATCAAAAGAAATTCAAGCATATGATTTTATAAATGTAATTATGTTTGAACCTCTGGTTACTGCCCTTGTTGATTCTCATATAAAAATAGAAAAGGAGAAAAAACTGAATGAGTAGTCTTTCTCAAATCTGGACTTTGAAATCCAAAGCCGAAATTTCAGAAGAAAACTTCCGAAATCTTATTGAATCAGTCTCGGGAAAAAGATCAACTAAGAATCTTTCTAAAATGGAATTAGAAAAAATCGCGACTGCTATTTACAAATTACATCCTGAATTGAAAAGAAAACGAATTCGAAAACGCACCCCTCATAAATATGCATCCATTCCTAAGAAAAGTTCAACTGTAACGTCAATCTTAACTCCGGATCAAGACGCATTGATTAAAAATCTCGTTTCCGCCTTGAATCTTTCGAGTGAATATAAGAATCTAACTGACGATTCTCTTCCTTTAAAAATGTTCAAAAGCAAGTTGAACGAACTTTCCAGACATGAAGCTCAATCCGTTACCGAGGCTCTAAAAAGAATTTTGATTCGTGCAAATCAAGAACAGTTTGATCAATTGCTAAAGACTGGAATGACACGTTCGGAAAGTGTTCTCCGGATTTTACGTTTGATTTTGGTTCGTGGAATTGGAAAGCGCGCGCTCGATACTAAGAACCAACTTGATACTTATGATCCTTATATTGTTTTAAAAGGAATTGATAAAGCAAAAGTCCTAATGAAGGAATTCAATAAAAAACAATCCGAAAGGACCTCAAATTGA